CTGTTGTCGTAATAGCCGTAGTATCGACCTCATAAAACGCCACTGTTTGAGCGCCTGTTATCGGCGCGTCTGTTTTAAGCGATTGGATAACGACACTACCCCTGCCAAAATTGTAAGAAACGCTGTAATCAACACCCAAGACTAAATTGTCGATTAAAATCGTGTCAAGAATTGCCGTATCGCTTAAAAATTCGGCGCGGTCGTTGATAAAAGTGACTTGAACCGTTGTTTGTGTGGCTTTCCGGTGCAGATCTGGATCGAGTACATTTATAGCGTATATGGGTCCAATATTGCCTAAAATATTGTCAAAATGCGCCGAAAATGCTTCACAAAGGCTATATTTCGCCCAATTCACAGAATAACCGACCGTTCGGTATACTTCGTTAAAATTTGATAGTTTTATTAGTTCATTTATGACATGTAAATCTTTATACCCCGGCACAAGGTTAACCGGCGCTAGGCCGATATACACAACAGCCGTTCCCACTGGCTGCACGCTTTGCGCGACTGTATCGCCCAAAAAACCATATGCCCCGTACTTATATTCATTTATCAAGGTTTACCCTCCTTATAAAAATTCATCTACTTGCTTACGATTCCGAATTATTCCATACTCGACCGAAAATCTGACCCATCCGTGCCAATACGGAAAATAGTCCAAAATCACGCCGTTATTGTCTTTAAAAAGCCCGTATTCAATGTCTTTTTCTTTGACAATACGCATTGTTTTTATTGTTTCTGTACTTTCTACGACACTAAGCGCGACGTCAATGAAGTTCCATAAATCCCGCCAACCGTCGTTATTAAGCTTAAAATAATCTTTTTCCGTTGTTTCGCCGTTTACAAGGTCATCCAGATGTTGACCCGGATTCCATACGGCAAAACAAAACCGTACATCCATTGAACCTCTGTTTTGCTTATCCGCACCGCCTAAAAGCTGTACGCAAATACTTGGCGTCGGATAAGTCAAACTAACATCTTTTGAAGGTACATAAAGCGTAAAAGCCTCCGGATGAACAAGCTTAAATGCGTAATTTTCATCATTCGCGTCGTCGTCCGGGGCCTTTAACAAGACTTTTGAACAAATGTTTTCTTTTGCCCATTCGGCTAAAACATCAAGATTAGTGACTATAGCCATGTGATCACCTCATCCGTGGCTGCGTTATGACAATTTCGGCCACGCCTATATTTTCAGTCCAACTATCTATCGTACATATGCGGCTGTCAAAATTTAGGTTGTCCCCGTCGCCTCTTTTTTTCGGCATATCCTCAGTACGCACGAAAAAAAGGAACGTCGATTCTGAAATACTCATATCCGCTCCCGCTTTTCGTGCAATTAATTTGTCGTTATCTGGAATTATTAAAACTTCTTTGCCTTCGATGGTGTGATATTCGGCAAATTCGTCATTATCAAAGAAAATATCTAAGTCATCGTATATTTGGTCTTTTAACGCCACATATCACACCACCGGATCAATAGCTGTAAATTCAGGCGGCGCTTCATCGGTTTTTCCGGTTATCCGCCCTTCAATAAGTGCAATAACCCCGGCTTTTGATATCTCGCTTGTCGCGTCAACGCCGTACTTTTCACGGGCTATTGCTTTTAAATCAACCAATTTCATGTCGAGATTATAATCTTTAGCATCGTTTTCGACCGGCGTATTGTTTCGAGTATCGCCGACGTATTCAGCCACGCCAAGGGTAACAAGCCGTTCCTCGTCTTTACTGGATAAAGAAAACGGCGCGTCGTTTGGCGTTTTAGGTATAATAAAAGCGCCTTCGCGATATCCGAAGACGCCTTTTATAATTTTAATCATGTCGGCCTCCTATTGAACCTTAGATGTTATCCAAGACGTTTTTTGATTCGGTATCATAAGCGGGCAAGATGTAAGCGTTAATGTCCTCGTGTTATTTTCCGCATTAGCCAAATATTTCGGTACTCTTCGACCGGTGTATGTGTACGTTTTATTATCACGTTGTTCAAGCTGCGTTACCGCGCCATAAAGTGTACGCCCTACCGCTGCCGTTAGCACGACTACATGCCCCGCTGGTATAAATTGTTTGGTGGCTCCGAAATCATCCTCGTATGTATCTTCGTAACATAAAATATCAATCATACGACCTTTCACGTTAAGCCTTGCAATCCGCGCCACTCCTACAGGCAGCAATTCAGGATTTATACCGCCGATATCGAAATTATTGATATCAAGAAGTTTTTGGATTGTCGGGTCGTTTAAGATTGTACTTGCTACGTCAGGCGCTACAAGCATTTCAGTCGCACCTAACCCCCTTGACGTTAAAAGGCTTATCATAGCCGCCATATCATCAAGAATTTTATTTCCGGGTAAATTCCAATTGACGGCGGTCGTGTAAATGGCAGGATTATTCACGCCGTCATAAAAGCGCAATTCTTTTTCTTCGACAACGGTCATCAAATCGTCCGCATAATGCTTCATAATACAGCCATTACTAATCAGCGTCTCGGCCGCCATGGCTTCCTCGCGCCGGGATATCATCGTATCAAGTTCCGTTTCGTCAGTCATAATATAATTAAATTCGCGTTCTTGCGGCGTAAGCGTGGAAAAAATCGCCTCGCCGTAACCTCTTTTAGAGTAGTCGTCTATAGTAAGCATCCTTCGCGGCGCAATATAAGGCGGCTCGTACGATTCCAAATAGGATCCACTTCGAGTTATTGTAATGCCACCTTTTCGAGGCGCAACAAAGGGCGCAAGCTTTTTATTACCTTCTTTGTACTCGATTAGAACGCTGTTTGTCGCGAAAACATCCCTTTGTAGATCAGTGGGAAAATATCTATCACGTAAAAAAGTATGGAGCAGCGGCACTTCCTCAATCGCCGCAAGTAGAGTATGTGTTTTATATATATCTAAAGCCATTAATTTATCCTCCTATATCGAAAGCATCGCTAAGTAGTATCCCAACAGTGCGGAAAGCCTCTTTGTCAGCGGCGGTTATGGTGTATCCTGCAGCGACCTTTAATTTATTTGTGTTAAAATGCCCTGTTCTATAAGCAAGTCCTTTGACTAGCGGGCCCGTTCCTGTTCCTGTATCTACCGTATCCGCTAAAACGCAATTGGCTGTTAACGTTACACCCGCAGAGCCTAACAACACCATATCATTTGTTGCGCTTTTACCTAAAGCGCTGCCACGTTCAATCAAGCCTTGCCCTGCGCGTAAAGCTACCGTAAAAGTATCCGCCACCGGCGTGTTTTGATTAAATAAGTTTTCTTTTATTTCTTCTCCGACCCTTTGATTAAGCCTGGTTGCCATTCTTTTTGCCTCCGTTCTTCATGTCTTTGTATTTTTTTATTAATGTTTGTAATTCTTTTTCGTCATTACCTGTTGTATCATCGACCGCCGGAACCGCGTTAACCTTTGATCCCGCGTTTGCAATGTCAGCCGTCATGCCTGCTAAAAATTTTTCCGAATTTTCTTTATTTACCTTCGCTTTTTCTGAAAAAACCGTTTTGCTGGTCTGCTCATAGTCCCAGCCTTCATTTTTTGCTTTGTTTATAATCTCTTTACACTCCGGGCAAGCTTCAAGAATTGTTTCTAAATCTGCTATTCTTTGTCTTTCAGCTTTTACACCGTCATCATAGCCCGCCGCCGTGCTGCTTGTTTCTTGTGCGACATTTACTATTAAATCCTCTGTTTTAATTTCATTAGCCAATTTTTTTTCACTCCTGTAGTTTATTTTTGGTGCATTTGGATATTTCGATAAATCAAATTTGATGTTATTCCACATATACAAGTTGTCGCCTATGCAAGCCGCGATTGCTTGATCTTTTTCATCTGGTATAAGCCCGTCCGCGAAACGTGCGTTTATAGCTTCATTAGCTGTGTACCATGTACCGCCGCCATCGGCGCCGTCCATAATGGCGCTTAAATCTTCACGTAGCTTATTTGTTTTCGTTTCATAGGCCGTAAGTATAGGTTCTTTGATTTTTTCAAGATCATTAATCATCGAAGATAAATCATTTGCGTTGTAGAAACCTATCAATAAAATCATCGCATTATGGAAATACATCATCCCTGTTTTGCTTATATAGACATTATCACCGGCCATCGCAATAACCGTGGCTATACTCGCGGCAATGCCTTCGATGTAAATATTAACCGTTGTTTTTTGCTGTTTAAGAATTGAATAAATCGCAGTTCCCGCAAAAACATCGCCTCCGTCTGAAAAGATATGCACGTTAAGTTCTGAAATATTACCTAATGACTTAATGTCGTTTATAAGTTGCTTAGGTGAAATTTCATCGCCCCACCATGTAGTGGAGGCTATGGGGCCATATAAGTACAAATGTCCTATATCCGCCCCCTCGTTTTTCTTTTCAGCCTTTACAGACCAAAATTTTTCACTCATTTATGCCATTCACCCCCTTTCCAGACGTATCAAGTAGTTTCATTTTTTCATCTTCTTTTAGTAACTGCTCGATATTCGCATCAAACGAACCGCCGTTTAGCCTTACTGTTGCTTGCTCGCGTGTGGTTAGCCCTTCTTTTATGGCCATTATTTCAGCGTTAAGCTCTTTAACGGGGTCTATACTACCTTGTGATGGGCCAATCCAATCCGCGCCCAGCCATGCGGCACGTATAAGCGGGTCAGTAAAAAAGCCTGGCGCGGTAATGCGGCCTCTTGCAACGGCTTCGGATAACCATATTTCATAAACCGGTTGGCAAAAATCCCCGACAAACCAATTCCGGCGCATTTTAAATGCTTTCCACGCTTCCAAAAGCGCCGCCCGGCTTGCCGAATAGGAGGCGTTAAATGCTTTTAGTAAAAGGTCAGCCGGCACTTCAAGAGCCGCGCCTATTTGTTCACACATAGCGCGGACGAAGCTGTCAAAACCTGATGTTGGCCTTTTAGGGTCTGCTGATGTGATACTTTCTCCCGGCCTAAGCCGATTAATAGAGCCCGGACCCATCTCATAATCCGCCGGGCCTTGGCTGACTTTATCTTGCGGGTTGGTTTCTTCTAACGGCCCCAAAAGATTTTGGGATTCAGAAGTCACAAAGACCGTAAAAAAGCTTTCAATAACCGCCGCCATAAGCTCGCTTTCCGTATATCTTCTAAGCTGTAGGAGCGGCTCTATGACATGCACTAAATAACTAACGCCCCTGTACTGTTCGGGGCGTTCTGAATCCATTATCTGCAATATGTTGGGGAGGCCTGTATTTTTTCCATAAGCTTCTACCCGCGTCCATTCCGTTTTACCGCTTTTATATTCAAACGGATAATTATTACTTATGTGATACGCCACAATCGCACCAGACTTATCAACCTCTACTCCGTCATAAACCAAATTCCCGTTATCGAGCTTTGTTTCGGTTAAAAACGAATACGCTTTACTTGTCGGCGTGCTTACCCGGTCGGCTTCGATAATGTGCAGCCGTAAGCTATACGGATACATTAAACTCGGAGTTTGTTGTTTAATGACCGTAAAAGAGTCACCGGACAAAAGCCAAGATATTAGCGCAAGCTGCTGCATATCATAAAAATCATTTATACCTGCAGCGTCACAGGCATTTTTTTTACTCGCCCATAACTCAAATTCAGCTTCGGCGTGCTTCTCCCATTCGTCAGCGGCTTTAGCGTCGATATTTAAAATATCCCTGCGTATTCGGCTTTTAAGTTTTAGCCCAACGCCTACAACGTTTGTTCTATTCGTCTTAATGGCCGATGTTGCTATTGGCGACGACATGTACATCATTCGCGCGCGTTGCCGGATAGTTAGATTATTAAGGTCAATATCTTCCCGCGCACTACCAGACGAGGCTGTAAAACCTTTTAAAGCCCGTTTTTCCCAACTTGCGCCCGCGTCACCATAGCCTTTATTAATTAATTTATAAATTTATCTCACCACCTTATTAAAAATCGCGAGGGACAACGCCCAGCGTCCTTCCTCTGCCAACCCCCGCAATCATCGCTTCCAAAGTTTCAATTTCATATTCAAGCTGTTTTATAGCCGCCCTTATATCTCTAAGGCCTATATCATATCTACTGACCCCGCGGGTACCGATAGTATAACTTTTTACGCCTTTTTTGCTTAACATCTCGATCTCTTGCCTGTAATACTCTTCAAGCCGGTTCTTTTTAATTTCGAGAAGTTCGATTATCTTTTCTTTATGCATAGTCACCACTCATCGAATAATTTTTCATTCCGCATGACGCGGTTTACTTCCGGTTGTTTTTTAATTTCTTGTTTTGGCGCATCTTTTATCTCAAACATACGTTTCTCTACAGCGTCCATGTCTGGATTAAGTATCCGTATAGCGGCAAGATTGTAATTTCTGATATCAAGCGCCTCGTTCCTCGCATGGCCGTCTATTTTTTCCCATGCCCATTTATCCCGGCCGCCGCTTCTTTTAAGTACAAGTTTTTCGGATAAAAGCCCATTAAAAAAAGCACTGTCATATCCCTTATCCTCACCCAATGGAAAATGACAATACTTTGGCCCCGGTTCCTGTACTTTTAGCGAACTCATAATTATGCTTTTACCTGCATCAACCCCTATCGTATACAGCCAACACGTGACATTTTTATTTTCACGTATCGGAATTTTAGTAGGCGGCGCGGTATGCGGGACGCCTTCACCGCCTTTACCTTTTATAGCAAAGACGCGTTTTGATTGGCGGTTACGGCAAGCCGTATATACTTCTTGCGTGAAATGACCGCCGCTATCGACACATGTAAGCGATATCATAAGGCCTTTACCCGTTTCAAATTTGTACACATGCTCAATAACATCATCAAGCCGACGCCATACCTCCTCCGTGTCAGGCCTTCCCATTATCTGCCCTTGCGTTATGCCCCATGTTTCGCCATGTTTTCCATGCCCAACGACTTCATACTCCAAACGATTGTCTTGTGTATCGACCCCGCAGGTTAGAACTAAAACACCTTTCGGTAGTTCAGCCGGATACACTTCGCGGCGGTCAAGTAATGTATCTTCATCGTCTATGTCCCCGCGATCTTCCCACAATTCGCCTAGAAGCGTGTTATACACAACTTGAAGTTTTTCAGGGTCTTCATGCGCTTCTAAAAATTCCAGTATGATTTTATGCCATGTAATAAAAGGGCTTACAAAGGCGTTAAACCAAAATGACCTTATGCCTTGATTTTTAAGCGCGTCAGGATTAAGCGCAACATACTTAGCCGGTTGCCGTTTCATGGTGTACTCGTCGTACTCATATCCGCAATCGGGGCAACGCCAAAAAATACTTTTAACCTCGTATATCTTTTTATTATTTATTTTTTTAAAATCATGCTCAAAATGTATATCTTTAAGCGAAATAAAATGATATTCGTCGCAATTAGGACATTCAATTTGCCAAGTTTCTTGCGTACCCCTTAGATACTCGTCATTGATACGGCTTTTCCCTTTTATCGTCGGCGTTGAAGTGAAAACCGCTTTCCTGTTATAGAAGGTTATTGACCTCTTCAAAAGAAGCGCCATCGGGTCGCCTTCGCTCCCAGCGTTAGACGGCCAAGCGTCAATCTCATCACCGAAAATGTATCTTGACGGTATCGAGCGAAAACCTACAGGCGAATTAGAACCTGCTATCGTAAGCATACCGCCAGCAAAGGCTTTTTTAAGTATAGTGTTTTTACCGTCCCGGCTCTTGCTTTCTGAAATTTTCCCTTTTAACTGCGTACATGCGTTAAACGCGCTGCTAATACGACGTTTAGAAAAGTCTTCGGCGGCGTCTACCGTTGGTTGTACTAAAATCATTGGACCCGGATCCATATCTATGCTATACATAAGGCAATTAATCAAACATTCAGTCTTGCCCGTTTGCGCCGAAGCTTTTATTACGATTTCAGATACATAAGGGTCAATAAAAGCGTCCATGGGTTCACGCATGTAAGGCGTTCTATCTGTATCCCACTTACCCGGCTCTGCGCTTGTATCACTCACTAAAGCCCTGTATTCGTCGGCCCATTCACTTACCAGCCTTTTTACCGGGGCTTTCCAAAGGTTCGTTAATTTCTGTTTCAATGCCGTTTCCAAAATCATCACCACCTGTAAACGCTGTAGGATCGTACTCTTTTAATTCGTTTAAAGCTTCCAAGACTTCATCCATTATGATTTTGCGTACTTGCGTAACATCAGTTAAACCCGTTATTTTAACAGCGATTTTATCAGGTATGTATAAAAGCCTATTTCTACAAACGATAATCATCTCTGAAATAAATCCCTCAACTTCGGAAGCACTAAGTAAAGATTTTTTATATTCACTTAGCCTAAGTTCAGTCGTCTCGCGTTTCGCTTTTTCGTGGAGCGCTTTTTCATGCCAATAATCGGCTTCATCTTCATCATTAATTTTTCTATTATTTTCTAAATATTTTATATACGCCGTCGTGTTTTCGATAACCGGCCATTTGCCGGGCGCTTTCCGGACGAGTATCCCATCGCGTTCCATCTGCTGGACCCAGCGGCCGGTACAGCCAAAGATCCCGGCGAGTGTATCAGTATTTACTATATAGTCATTCAATTAAAATCCTCATTTCGAGCGAACCTCCGATTTTTTTCCATGGAATCTAGGCGTTTTTTGGGCGGCGACCCACCGCAGCCCTTTCGTAGAGCGGAAAGAACCTATTCCCCAGACATTCCCAGTTTATTTTTTGCATATTCGACATTATGTTCTAATCTTTCTTTAAGTCCTTTGTTAAGCTTAGCAACGATGTCTTTTTTCACCGTTTCGTTATCTATCATCTGCGGTACGCTTGTACTTTTTAAAACATCAAGAGGTAGACGGTCACTGCTATGTCTTTGAAACGGTAAATCAACGCCCCTATATCTTGCGACAAATGGCGTTGTTCCGTAATTGCCGCGTATCTTTTTCCGTTTGCTTTTATAGATCTCTGCTGTCAGCTCATAAGGTAAAGGTCGTTTACCGTTCTTGCCTATGGGCTGTGACGATGGTTTCATATGAAAATGCGTAAGCGTTAATAATCTTCCTGTATAAACAAATTGTAAGTTGTCGATTGTCTTGCCGCGTATGCCTACTGTTCCGATCTGCTCTACAAGTTCTCCACCTTTTTTAATACTCCCCGGAATAATTTCTTTTTTGTTTATCGCATATACTTGCGACACACTCGCCGCCACCCAGCTTGGAACCCGGTTTTTCATATCGCTTACGGTTCTTTTTGTTATCCCCGCCATCGTTTCATGTATACTTCTAACTTGATCTAAAACTTTTATTAAATTTTTTAATTCAAGCTTTATAAAATTCGCCATATAACCACCAAATAAAAAAACGCCTTTCGGCGTTCATAAATTGTTTACAATATACCTATTGACATAGCGACTCGCTATGATATAATATACCTACAGTTAAGAAATTAACGAGTAACAAACGAAAGGGGGGACGCAATGGAGATAATAAGCATAATAAAAGACTCGATACAAATCCTCGTATTAGCTCTAACAGCTGTGACACTGGTAAAATCGCTAAAACATAAGGACAAGTAACGAGCCGGGGGCGACGGAGACGCCGCCCTCCCCTTAGGGGGATATGCCTATTATACCATGTTTTATACCATGAATAAACACTTAATAACTGTAATTTTAGTGGCGATAACTGTAATTAACATTCTGGACAATAATTTTAGCAATCCGTCAATTTTGGATTATATAAAATTTACGCTGCTCATTGGATGTCTAATGCTAAACTTATTGCCAAAAAGAAAGAAGGCCTAAATTGAAACCTAATCCGAAAAAAGGCGGCCATGGTCATGTGACGAGCTATGTCTTATCAATTGGATCAGCCGAAGCTAAACAAGCCGGGTTCATTGATGAATCCGGCAACCCGGTTGAAATTATTAAAATAATAGACGCCGAAAACAAAACCATTATTTTTAAAGTAAAAACATAATAAAAAATACACCGCGTCCCCTTGCATTGTGCGGTGTATTTCCTTCGGGAGGTAGTAGGACTATTTTTGAGTATGTTATCATCGTCCTAGCTTATAGATTATCATATTGTTATGTGCAATGGTGTGCAAACATTTTCATAAGCGATTAAAGCGTCTTTATGTAAATATAATATCCCGCGATAGCTATAATGCATTTCAACGGCTATTTCTTCCCAGTATTTATTGTTTAAGTATCTAAGGGTTAATAATAATCTATATTCACTGTTATCCATCTTTTCAATCGTTTCATTTATATCTCGTTTCAGGTCTACTAATTTGTCAATATCTGCCGTTATCTGGTTTTCGAGGTCAATTATCTTTACAAGAATTTCGGCTGTTTTATCCGGAATCCCTGATGTTTGTACTTTATCCGTCATCAAACAAGCACTGATTTTATACTTCAAGCTTTTAAGTTCTTCAAGCTGCCTAAGATTGGCATTTATGCGCCTATCTAGCCAATAAGCTTGCCGCAGATATTGTTTTACGTCCATGGTTAGCCCCCTTCTTTAAATTCCCAACCCCATGAAATTTCATT